TATTGTTATCACCTTCATTAATAACTGAATTAATGTTATAAAGGTTTGATTGATAAGATATTACAAGTTTATTTGTAAATATCTTAGAAGTAGTATATCTAATTCTAAATGTAATATCGTCACTTATATTATCTTTTCCTGCTATATCTGACCTGTCATTTGTATTCCTAGACATCTGAGCCCAACATGTGTAATAGTCTACCAAAGTAGTTACTACACCACCAGCTCCATCAGAAGCATTAGATTGACTTTGGAAAGTAATTCTATTGCGTAGTTTACCTATCATTATAAAATAACGTTTATGCGTTTAAATGGCTTCATTAGCTCGTATGCAGTCATCAAATTAGCTGAAGGCTTAGTTGCTTCAACTGATGACTCTCTGTACTCATATAGGTCTGAAACCATCTTTAAAAGGGCAGTCTTCATTGTCTGAGGAGTCGTAGCATAACCACAAGTATAAGTAAACCTAAACTCGTTATTATAAACGCTAGTCATATATACCTTTTTTGTAGTTTCGCCAAGAACTTGATATCCACCAGCAGGTATTACTATCCAAGCTGTATTATCCCAATACTCAACTACTGATATTGAATTAGTAGGTACATAAGGAAGTTCTAAAAAGTCATCTACATAAGCTACAACTCTTAAAGTTCTAGCAGTCATTGCAACACCTGCATATTGCTCAAGTCTTGTTTGAGCTGTATTGATTAAGGTTGTAATCAAAGCATCATCTTCACTATAATCTACTCTTAGGTAATTCTTAGCTTCAGCTAAAGTAACCACTGTGGCTGAAGGTGCTACTGTGGTCGTTATATCTCTTACTATTTGCATTATGCCATTGTTTTTACAAAAATAACTAAAATATAGCGGACATAAAAAAGGAGGCAGTTTGCGGCTGCCCCCTTGTATTTTAGATTAATCTAGGATTAAGCTACGTTACCGAAATCACCATATACAAACGCACTATTGTAATAAATAGGGAATGCAATACGAGCCTCAACTCTTACAGTAATCAAGTTCTTTTGGAAGTTATCGCTATCCATTTCAGAGAATTGAACAGAGATACCTTGATTTTGCATGATTTGAGCACCCATAGCCCAGTCACCTACTAAGAACTTATCAGCAGCAATTGCTGTAGATTGGAACACTGGAATACCAGCAATAGTAAGAGTACCATCAGTTGTAACAACTGTAGAACCTGGAAGGCTATAAGCAGCGTTAGTATTCTTAGTATTCATGATAGCAGCCCAATCAGTTGGGTTAATCAAGATACCATTTGCAGAATAATCAGATGTATATACCTGTGCAATAGCTTGTACTAATTGCTCAACGTCAACTGTAGCAGCACCAGAAAAAGCAGCAGCATTAACAGTCAAACCAGTCAAGGCAGGAGCAGTACCAGTACCATTTAATAACTGAGAATCTTCAGCTAATAAATACTTCTCTAACAAACGAGCTTGTAAGAAAGAAGTCATAGCAGGAACATCATCTAACATTTGACGAGAGATTCTTACGAAACCAGCAATATACTGTGCAGGAGCATCAGTCATTGTGATATCAAAATCCATTTGTGGTTTTGCATTACCTTGAGTTTGTGGTCCTGCATCACCTTCGCCACCTGTTTCCTTAGGGAAAGTAAATAAACCTGTAGAGATAGTTCCTACTGGTAATAAACTTCTCAAATGCACTTTACGAGAAGGTAAAGCATATACTTGATTAGCATATTCTCTTTGTAAACCACCAGTTAAGTTAACTGCTTCAGTCATGTTACCTACTGCCTTAGTGTCTAAGATAAAGCCAGAACGCTTCTGCTCACCACGACCTAATTTTGCGATACTGTCAGCATTCTTATCGATTGCTTCAGCAAGGCATACGTTGAAGCCTTTTGTTTGATTTTCATTCATTGTCTTACGATTGTTTTTTGCCTCTAATTTGTCAGCAGCATCTTTTACTACTGAAATTTGAGATTTTAATTCTTCTAATTCTGATTTTAAGCCATCTACCGCTACTGCGTTATCAGCTTTTAATGTTTCGATAGCACCGTTTACTTCGGTTTTAACGCCTTCGAAAGCACTTTTGATTTCTTCTACCATTAGTTGAAAATTTTAAATGATTTTAAATAATTGTTCATCTCGATTTGCATGGAAATCATCGGGTCTTCCTCTTCTACCAATGCTTCTACTTCAGGAGATTCGAAGTCTTCATCCATAGGTTTTTGCGGTTGTTCTTCAAGGTCGACTGAGTCTTCATCTTCCATCTCAGCAAGATATTGTTGTAATTGTTTAAGTTTAAGTTCTAACAGCTCAAATGTTTCATCAGTAAAGTGACCGTTTCTTAAAGACTTGATAGTTTTACCCATCTCATCTACAAGAACAGACTTAATTTGACTCTTCACTCCTACTGTTGGTGTATTTGCGTTTGCACCCCACAATACTGAACTACCCTCAAACAATTTAATTTCATTGATTTCGTTATAGCCTGACTTTGCTTGTGACTTGATAGTCTGAAAGCCGATGCTATGTTCTGTGATATGACCTTCTTTATACAACTCATAAGTATCGTTACCTAATGTTGTATTAGGCATCTTTACTCTAGCCTTTAAACCAAATCCATCTTCCATCATCTCGAATGGTTTAGCAATTGGTTTCTCGGTTGAATGGTTAAATAAATGCCAGATTCTATTCTTGGCACTAGGTCCGTTTTCTTTAAGGGTTTTTGTGAATGCACCTGGTACAATAACATCGCCATCGCTGTCGACATTACCAAACGCAGAATAATACATTGTAATTACTCTACTACCATCCTCCATATCTACTGGAGCTCCACTTACCGCTTTCTTTTTATAAAAGTTACTCATATTTTTTATTTAAGCTATATAAACTGTGCAGCATCTACAGTTGCAGTTATTTACTGCTAACCCTGCTGCATCATGTGCATATTGCATTTCTATTAGTCCATAGTCAGGAGTGTTTACTAGGAATGGTTGATTGACAGGGATTCTTACACCTTCATTGTCAGGATTCGTTTGTCTATCTAAATCCCTGTGCCATAATCTTGGCTTACCACTCTTAGCTGGATATTCAGCAGCTATCCATTGTTTTAATACTGGAATACCTGCTAATCTCACCGCACCCATAGCACCTGCACTTAATGCCTGATGGCTTTCAGTTCTTGCTATTAATAAACTCCTTGCGTTATTTATCTTTCCATCTCTTAGAGTTTGAATTGCTAATGAATTAACTTCATTTTGTGACAATCCATTCTCTCGACCATACTTTACAACATTTGCTAATATACGAGCTATTTCGTTTTCAGTAGTATTCTCTATGCCTAACATCTTTAGTCCGCTAATCGCAGTCCAATATGATAACATAAAGATTAACCACTCATCCAAAATGTTTAAAGGATCAAGGTCAATCTCTTCCGCTTTCTTATTCTTTTCAAACATCTGTTGATATCTCATAGCAGTATAACCGCCAGTTGACTCATACAAAGTTCGTAAAATATTATTAATCTTATCTCCAGTAAAAAATCCTGCACGATTATTAGCCGCTTGTTCTACCCCTAATGCCTCAACCATTTGAGCAGCTTTATCAAAGTCAGCTTGTAAAGCCTCTTTTATTTTAGGCTGAAACTCCCTAATAGATTTCCTTGCAATCTTTTGTTGCAAAGCAAACTGCTGAGATGGTGTAAGTGCTTTAGCCATTATTCTTTTCCGTCTATAGCTTCGATCATTTTTCCAGCAATATCATAAATCTCCTTATTGTTTTGAGCTGCGAATTGTCTTATAGCAGATAAACCTCTTCTGTCAATAGTTTTAAAGTCTGATGTAAAGATATAACCATAATAACCCTTAGTATCTTTTTCAAGCTCAGGGTCTACACCAAGAAACCATAAACAGTATTTATCATATCCATTTGCTTCTATATAAGCATTTTCCATTTCTGCCGTTGGTCTTTTCCATGTATCTGGTCTTAGTATATCTCCAGAAGCTATAAGGCTATTTGCCTTAGCAATACCTTTAGAATTTGTCTTAGTTATCCTTTTTAATTCTAAAAGGTTATTAATTGTTTTTTCTAAGATGTCAAATGATTTCATAGTATTTATTTTGATGGATCGTAAGCCCAATTTTTAAGTGATATATCTCTTTTAGAAGGACAACCTTCTGATGCTGGTTTACCTTGTTCTGCTCCTTTCATTCTGCTAACAAAGCTTATAGTTCTGTTTGCATCTTCTGCATCTGCTGTAGTCCAATCTTCTTTTTTCTTAGACAATAGTCTTAGGTTTCTAGTGATAGGGCTTCTGTCAAGCGATGCTTTCTTAGAACATTCTGTATTTGACCAGGCTTCTAATTCTGAGTAGCTCATGTTAACAATAGACTTGTACTTTGTAAATACTTCATCTATTTGCTCGTTCTTACTCAAAAAAAAACCTTCGCTTTTTACAGGTGGCAAATTATAATCTCCTTGTTGTTGAGCATCTCTAGGGTCTTGTAACATAGTCAACTCGTCTATAGGCAAATAACCTGCTGGTATAAATATCTCATCCATTTCAGTTCCTTGCATAGTATCATAACGCATAGCTGCTCTCTTCTCGTTTGGAGTAATCCACCAAGATTGAGAAAGGATAGCACTAAGCTCTTTCATGTCCTCTTGTAACTCAGGGAATACTGTCAAATCAAAATCGATATAGTAACCTTGACCAATTTCTGTTGAGAAGAATCTATTGAACGCATCACGAAGAGCTACTAATTCAGGAAGGACTACTTGAGTCAACATT